CTATTGGTGAATCGGGGGATGTCGTTGGTCTGGATCATGGCTATAGTTCCCCGAGTTCGTGGAGGAGGTCGCGAATTTGCTTAGCGGCCTCTTGATACTCATTCTCCATTACCGGATCTTCGCATCGGCGCGCTACGCTTTCTGCGTAGTCCAACACGAGAGATTTGCGGGAGAATTCGCGCAGCAGAATCCCTGCTGTGCTACACGGCAGCGGCGTTGCGGGTTGGTGCTTCGTGTTGGCCGTCATGGCTTAGTCTCCCGTGTAAACGTAGAACCTGCGCTCGATGTTCTTGAAAGCGTGGCCGCGCTCGGGGTCTGTGAACATGTACATGAACGCGCCCGCGAAGTTCGGCGCATCCCGGTCTGCGGACAGCGTGCCGAGCTGAATTGCGGCCTCGAACGCCTGCCGCGGCTCTTGGTATTCCATGGTTGCGGGTTGATGCTTGGGCATGGTCAATGCTCCTCTGCTCTGGTCAGAGCGCCCGCCCTGCGGGATTGCCGGCTGTCGGCGCCTGACCATGCGCGCGGAGTATCGTCTATCTGCGGCGCGGCTGTCAAGTAGTCGTTTCGCTCTGCGGAACAGGGCCCGCGTCCGCCCGCCCGCGTTGTATTTTCGCGACACTGTTGCGAGAACGCAACAAGCTACCTGTCGAGATTCCGACACTCGAGCCCGGCGCAGCGCGCCCACTGATAGCCAATCAGTGGACATCTGGAAAAACCGAATTCAATCATGCGCTTAGAAACAGGAATGCGAGCGTGCCAGGCCGAGCGCACTGCAGGCCGCGCGCTGCGCCGCGCCGGCCGCTCGACCGCTGCCAGCTGCGCCCGCGCGCTGCACCCCGCACGCCCAGGACGATCGAGAGGGGGGAGGGCGGGGGGTTCGCGTTCGCGGTGGCGCTGCGGCACCCTCACAGGTACGTGAGAAAAATTATTTCGAGGTCTGCATAATTATTTAGGCGCTAAGTGGCGAACCGCCTACAAGGCTCGGCGACTGTCGACAGTTCGCCACTACCTCCAATCCGCAGAATGGAGGTAAAGCGTCCCGGCCAACTGTCGAAGTTTCGACAGTGTGGTACACTGGTTTTGTGGACGCTGAGATCCCCACGCTCGACAGACCAGCCAACCCGCAGGAGACGCGGGCCTGTTCCAAGTGCGAGGAGCTTCTCATCGTCGCGCCGGAAACTTGGCCCTATCAGAAGGACAAGAAGGGGATCTACAAAGCCCACGGCACCATCTGCCTGCAGTGCGAGAAGGTCCGCAAGGCGCAGTACGAGGAACGTCGCAAGCGGTTCGCCACCGCGGCGCGGGACGTGCCGGTCCCCCAAGGGGGAACGACCGAGCAGGCCCGCAAGGCCGTGACAAAGGCGAGCAAGCTGGATGCGGCGCAAGCCCTCAAGGCTGGCAGCGTTGCGATTAACGAACTCGCGCCCGGGGCGTTGGCGACTCTGGCGGAGTACCTGGAAGATCGAGACAGCGAGCATCACCAATGGGCGCTCGAACTCGTCGTCCAGCGCGTTCTGCCGCGCAAGCTCTACGAGGAGCTCGGAGGGCAAGCAGCAGGCGTCGGCTCGCTCGAGAACAAGCGGCCGATGTTCGTGCTTCAGGTTCTACCCGCTCAGTCAAGCGGGGTGCAGGGCAACACGTACGACGAGCAGGGCAACCTGGTCCTTCGCTGCGTTTCCCGTGGCCCAGCCGCAGGAAGGCAGCGAAACGTAACTCGACCGCGGGGTAGATCAGCCCGGCAGATCGCCTGGCTCATATCCAGGAGGCCGAGGGTTCAAATCCCTCCCCCGCAACCACCACACAGGAGCGTCCATGCAAGACATCGACCACACCGACGAGCGCGCGCACAACGCATGGCTCGCCGACCGGCTCGCCGAGGGCTGGGTGCACGACAACCACCGCGACGACCTGAAGAAGCGCCACCCCTGCATCCTGCCGTGGGCGGAGCTGCCTGCGGAGTACCGCGAGAAGCGCGCGCCGGTGGCGCCGCCGCCCAACGCGCGCGGCACCGCGTTCGACCAGCAGGTCGCCCGCATGATGGCGCAGCCGATTCCGGATGAGTATCGCGCGGTTGAGGCCGAGCCCGTTGCCGCCGAGAAGCGCACCAACCAGCCCGTCGTCGCGCCTGTCCTCGAGCCGACGCCCGAGCTGATCGAAGCCGTATCCGCGCCGGAGTAGCCGTGGGCGCGCCGGAGAAGCCGCCCGCCCAGTGCATGCACTGCGGTTCGCCGTACGTGACACCGGCGGATGCGTGCCTCAGCTGCGGCGCCTACCCTGCGCGGGCGCGCCGGGGTGAGGTGATCAGAGAGGTCGTGCCCGATCCGGACCTGATCGGCGGCGAGTTCCAAGGTCCGTTCTGAACGAAGACGTACCTACAATCAACGAGCGAGGTCGTACATTGAAAAAAGTCATCTACCTGATGCTGTTGGTGAGCATGCCGTCATTCGCCGGCAACGTGCTTACCTGGCAGGACAACTCCACGAACGAGACGGCCTTTCATATCGAGCGGAAGGCCGGGGCTTGCACGTCGCTTTCCTCGTTTGCCGAGATTGCGACTGTGGGAGCGAACGTCACAACCTACACGGACAATGCGGTGAGCGAGGGTTCCACCTATTGCTACCGTGTGGCGGCGGGTAACTCTGCCGGGAAGTCCGGGTATTCCAACACCGCTGACAGGCTTGTTCCGGTGACGGTCCCAAACGCCCCGAGCAACCTGGGGGTCTCTGGGAATTGATCCTCAGGTTGCTCTGCTTCTTCGGATACGAGAGTTTGTGCCGGTAGCCTTGTTTCTTTGTCCCATGATCGGAACGGGGACCAGACAAGACCCTAGGCGCGGGAAGCACCAGCGCGGGGCTGGAGTTGTGCGCTCCGGGCAATTGAGGTTTTCTCGGACGGATCAGGCCCTTGTGATGATTGACGCGCCGCAGGCGTACCTGGACGCCGTGGCGGCGGATGCAGAGTGCAGGCTGCTCGCCACGCCGCAGACAATCGACAACGCGCTCACGCAGGGTCAGGTCAACGGCGTGAAGTCGTTCCTGGAGGCGAACGGCATCCCCGCGCAGTGGTTGCAAGCCGGCGAGACGAGGCGGCAGGCGTTGCGGGGTATCGCCGGGATGTTCCTGTTCGCTCAGAGGCTGGAGGGGCGCTTCGGTACCGGCTTCCGGGCGAAGATGGCCGAGAGAGGCATCACGCTTGAGACGCAGTGGCAGGACTTTCCGCAAGCCTTGAAGGACGAGTTCATTGCGGTACGGGATTCGTTCGGATGGGACGCTCAGAGACTTGGCCTCACGAACACGAGCACCATGCGCGAGATTCTGAAGGTGTGCGGGGATCAGTTTCAGGGCGTGCCGATGTTCATTGCCGGGGTTGAGCTGTAATGGCCTACGGGGACAACCGATCCGCCGTAGCGACGGACACGTTCGACTCATCCATTTCTGCCAGTTGGACGAATGGCCCAGGTAACTTCGAGGAGTTGTCTTGGGCTTCCGGTGGCATCGTTCAAGCCAGTACGACCAACGCGTACACAGGGATGGTTCGTAGCGCAGAAGCATTTAGCGCAGATCAGTATTCAAAGGTGACGCTGGCGTCTTCTTTAGGTTCTGGGTATTGCAACGTACTTGTTCGTGGCTCAACTTCTTCCGCCGCCTGCTACACATATGAAATAGCGTCGATTGAAGAGAGGCGGCGCATCTATGAAATAGGAAGTGGGCCAGACGAAACGGTATTGGTGGCAGAAACAAGTGGTAGCGGTTTTCCTTCTACCACAGGTGACACAATAACCATTGAAGTTGAAGGGACGACGTTGCGCGGCGGAGACGACATGGACGGCTCCGACGGGCAGATGCTGACGACGACAGATGCTTCTATTTCGTCGGGTTTGCCTGGGATGTACTTTTGGGCAAGCTCTGACATTACCGATGTGGAAGTCACCGCCTGGGAAGGCGGCGACATCGGGGCGGCGGCTGGTGCTGGTGGGCCTTTGGTAGGAGGGAAACTCGTTAACGGACTGCTGATCGGGAGCCTTGCGGGATGAGTTATCACGGCGACATCAGGCTTGGCGACACGATAGACATCAAGTTCACGACCACGGCTGCGTCTACGGGTGCCCCGACGACTCTATCTGGGACTCCTGTTATCTCGGCCTATCCGGGGAACAGCACGACTCAGTTGACCGCCGGAATCACGCTTACGGTGGACTTTGACAGCGTGACGGGTCTTAACAACGTCCGCGTAGTTGCTTCAAGCGGTAACGGGTATGCCACGGCCACGAACTATGCCCTGGTCATCACTACGGGGACCGTGGGCGGGACTTCAGCGGTTGGGTATGTAGTGGGGACGTTCTCCATTGAAAACCGTTCTGCTGTCATGCCCACGACCGCAGGAAGGACTCTGGACGTATCGGCTGGCGGGGAAGCCGGTGTTGACTGGGCGAATGTCGGGAGCCAGTCCACAAGCGTGAACCTGTCCGGCACGACAACTAACGTGGTGAACACGGCATCTGCTGTAACTACCGTCAACGGTCTTGCGTCCAACGTCATTACCGCTGCCGCCACGGCAACAGACTTTGGCACGGAGGTTGCAACGGCTGTGTGGGCCTCGGGTACGAGAGTCCTTACGGCGAACACTAACCTGAACGACCCGACCGCTGCGGCGATTGCAGATGCGGTATGGGATGAGGCTGCTACAGGCCATACGGATGCAGGGAAAGCCGGGGCGCAGTTGTGGACGGATATCGACGCAATCCTCGCGGACACGAACGAACTCCAGACGGACGACTACCCCACGACGCTTGCGACCCTTGCAACGTCCTCGGCTCTTGCGACCGCTCAAGCCGATCTGGACACGCTGACCGGGGCTGATGGGGCGACCATCTCCAGTGCGTCCGTTGCTGCTCTGGCCGATCAGGTGTGGGAAGAGGCGATTGCTGACCATAGCGGCACGGCTGGGTCTACTGCTGAGCAGCTTGCCGCTGCCGGTGCCGCCGGCGATCCGTGGTCTACGGCGCTTCCTGGGGCTTACGGGGCCGGTACTGCCGGGAAGATCGTGGGGGACAACTTGAACGCTACTGTGTCTAGCAGAGCATCGCAGACGAGTGTGGACGATCTCCCGACCAACTCAGAGCTTGCGACTGCTCTTGGCACTGCTGACGATGCGGTACTGGCGGCGATTTCTACGGTAGATAGCAACGTGGACGCCATCAAAGCGAAGACTGACGGCCTTACATTCACTCAGGCGGGCCAGGTGGACGCGAACGTGCAATCTGTGAACGATGTGGCGATCACCGGCGACGGGTCTACGACTCCGTTCGATGTAGCGTAGGCCCCCGATGAGCCTCTCCGTCGACGGCGTCTGGAAAGCCGGGACGTGGGTCACGACGGCATGGGCGGACGGGGTCTGGCGCGAGGGCGCGCCCGCGGTACAGGCGCTACCGGACAGCCCTCAGTACTACGGCCTGATGGCGCCGCCGGAGCGGCCGTTGTCGCCGCAGCGGCTCAGCGAGAGGCCGTTTGACCCGCAGGTCGACGTCAACTTCGAGAGCATGGCCCGAATGGCGGAGGCGCAAGCGTATCTCGGGGACGTAGTAGACTGGATTGAGCGGGAACTCGGGGAGAGCGAAGAGTACGTCGATGTCTTCGCGATGGAAGGGCTCGAGGCGGAATCAGATCTTACGGGGAAGAATCAATGGCGGCGAATCAGGTCGTAGCGCGGGACATCGGGCTGCTCATCAAGGATCTTCGGGCGCTGTCCGAGAAATCCGGACTTGACCCGATGGTGACGGCCATGCTGACGCTCATGATCCGTTTCGCCGAAATTCTCCGCCGGTATTCCAAGTCGGCGTAAAGGAGCGAACGATGAGCGAAGCGAACACCGTGATGGGCCACCCCGAGCGGGTCTTCCGTGAGGCGTGGATTTCCGTTCTGTGGAAGGCGATGATGAAGACCGGCAAGGGCTACCGCCGGCCGAAGGCGCCGACCAATGCGCAGCGGCGCGCCGAGGAAGAGCGCACGCGCAAGGCCGCCGAGCAGTTGAAGGCGGCGTGACCGAAGACGTCCAGATCAGGGCGGAGCTCCACCCCGCCCAGATGGCGGTATTCAACTCGCCGGCGCGCTTCACGGTGCTGGCGGCGGGCCGGCGTTTCGGAAAGACGAACCTCGCGACGGTGCGCGCCGCGGCGAAGGCGATGGACCCGAGGAACGTGAAGCGTAAGTCGGTGTTCATCATCGCGCCGGTGGCGACGCAGGCGAAGCTGCTGTACTGGCAACCGCTCCTCGATCTGCTGCACCCGGTGCTCGATCCGCAGCGTCCACCGCAGTCGAACGAGGGGCACATCTACCTTCGCAACGGCGTGCTTGTCGGCGTGAAGGGCGCGGACAGGCCGGACACCTTGCGCGGCGTGGGCCTGTATCACGCCGAGCTGGACGAAATCGCAGACATGAAGCCCGAGGTGTGGGATGCGATCATTCGCCCCGCCTTGGCTGACGTGAAGGGCACGGCGGGCTTCATTGGGACGCCGAAGGGCCGCAACCACTTCCACGAGCTGTACGTGGCGGCGGGCGGCGACGGGGTCTACCGCGGCGCCGGACAGATCACGCGGGACTGGCAGGCGTTTCACTACGTCTCGCTCGACAATCCGTTCCTCGATCCCGAGGAGATTGAGAACGCGCGGCAGACGATGTCGACGTTCATGTTCCGGCAGGAGTTCATGGCGAGCTTCGAGACCGGGACGTCGGAGCTGTTCCAGAAGGAGTGGTTCAAGTACAGCGAGGAGCCGTGCGACAGCGACGGTAAGCCGCTCCCCGGGTCGTGGTACGTGGCTGTCGACCTGGCTGGATTCGCCGGCGTGGAGAAAGCGGTCGGCTACCGCCAGAAGCGACTCGACAACCACGCGATCGCGGTGGTCAAGGTGCTGGACGATGGCCGCTGGTGGGTGCGCGATCTGTACCTCGGGCGCTGGGGCGTCGAGGAAACCGCGCGGCGCATCGTCGATGCGGTGGTGAGCTGCCAGACGATGAACCTCGGGATCGAGAAGGGCGCGCTCTATCAGGCCGTGGCGCCGTATCTGCAAACTGAGGCGGCGAAGCGGAACCCGCCGGTCATGCTCGCGGTGGAGCCGCTCTCGCACGAGAACAAGACGAAGCACGAGCGCATCACGTGGGCGCTGCAGGGGCGCATGGAGCACGGCAAGATCCTGTGGCGGCCGGGCGCGCATATGAAGGAAGTGGAGGATCAGTTTCTCAACTTCCCGTCACCGATGGTGCATGATGACGCGCCGGACGTGATGGCGTACATCCCGCAGCTCGCCTCGAGTCAGGTGTTTCATCAATTCGCGGAAGTGGCGGACGAAAACTACTGGGAGCCCAGCGATCCCGTCGTGGGACTGTGAGGACAGATGGCAACGTACGGTGTGAAGTCGGGTCGGATCGAAGACGCAGCGCCGCGTAGCGCGCGTGTGATGCCCGAGGACGGCGAAGTCCCGGTCAGCGACCTGCAAAAGCCGAAGGACGAGCTTGCCGAGCTCACGTCCTGGATCGTCTCGCGCGTGCGCATGTGGCGCGACCACCGCCGGACGAACTACGACCACGCCTGGGACGTCTACGAGCGCCTCTGGCGCGGGATGTGGACCTCCGAAGACCAGAACAAGAAGTCCGAGCGCTCGACGCTGGTGACGCCGGGCCTTGCCGAGGCGGTCGAGAACATCGTCGCCGAGGTGGAAGAGGCTCTCTGGGGCCGCGGCGACTCGTTCGACCTGACGGCGAAGTTCGGCGCGGACGAAAACGCGCGCAAAGAGGTCGACGAGAACAAGGCGAAGCTGAAAGAAGACCTCGATCGGGGCGACTTCAACCCGAACGTCGGCGAAGCTCTCATCAACGCGGCCGTTTACGGCTCGGGGATCGGCGAAATTCTCGTCGAGACGTTCATGTTGCGCGAAATCGCGGCGTCCGTGCGCGCCGCATACCCGCCGATGGGCGGAAATCCGGTCGATCCGCTGGCCTCGATGCTCACGCAGGGCGCGCCGGGCGTGCCGACGGGGGCTGAAGCGGCCCCGATGGGCGATTTCGGCGCTGGGGCTGCGCCGATGGCGCCCGCGGGCATGTTCATGGGCGCAGGCAGCCCTCTCATGGGCGCGATGCAGCCGCAAACGGCGGCTTCGATGACGGCCGAGGCGCGCGTGATTGAGCGCGAAGTGCAGTATGCGTGCCTGCAGAGCGTGAATCCGCGCAATTTCGTCATCGAACCGACAGCGCGGACCATCGACAAGGCCCTTGGGTGCGCCGTCGAGGAGTACGTCGGCGCCCATATCATCCGCCAGGGGCAGGCG